ACAAAATCTATCAATATTACTTCCTGTATTATCCCAATACTCTGAGTCAAAGTATGACCTTAATGAGTCAAAATATCCTTTGAAGTTACCTTCCTTTGGTATCTTAACAAGAGCTTTTACTCCCTTTCCAGATGGTGATATCCATGCAGAGAATATATAGTTATCTTTTATTAACTCATCTTTGAATTGCTTAGCCTCATCTTTATGAGCCATGTCATCAAAGTCCAAAACTATCAATCCTGACCTTTGATTAAGTCCTGATATTTTTCTATGAGTGAATGTGCCATTGAAACACACTCCAGGGAGTTCATTCTTATAAGGTTTCTGCTCATCTTTTGTAGCAAATGACCTTACTTTATTAACTAATTCTTTTGATTTTCCTTCCTTAATACGGTTTAAGCAATAAAGAACATCCTTATTATAAGGGGTAGTAGTATCAGTTACCTTTTTGAATATAGATACAATCATAGCATGTTTTTTTATGCACTGTAAAAATAAAATAGGGGGAAAGGGAACAGTGCAAACCCTTTTACGAGATAGCTAATCTGCAACCCCTGTACAAAATTAAAAATAAATTGCATAAATATGACAAATCTATGAAATTTTTTATTTGTACCTATATTTGTACCTATTAAAATCCTTTATTTATAAAGCTTTCATTGAAATTAGGTACACAAATACACTTTATTTTGCCATTTTAGAGATGTTGAAAAAAAATATTTCTTTAAAAAAAATAATATATAAGGGATATACATGAGAAAATGTGTACTTAAGTACCTAAATAGAAACAAAAAACCCCCTGAGCTCGTTTGCAAAGGGGGTCTTAGGAGTAATAATTTAAAAAAATCAAGTATGCAAGTCCAAAGTTAATTCTTTGTAGAGATTATTCTTAATTCTAAATTTAATTTTTCTCAATTGTTTCAAACAAAAACAGTTCATAATGTCGTCAACCAAAACATGGCCTTCATTGTAATTCTCAAATATCAACATGAGCTCCTCAATATAGTCCAGGTAGATTTTATCTTTGATTGATATTAGATCATGATGAGTCTTAAGTCCATGTATCACACTTGCATGGTCTCTGTTGAACATGGCTGCTATCTCATAGAGTGTAAGTCCTTCCTCTCTGAGTAGGTTGTACAGATAGAAACGTTTGTAAGTGTAGTGTCTATATCTGTGCCTTGCTTTTAGGTCATTATCCTCAATGTATTGTATTATGTCAGTCATTTTTATATTTATTAATCAGTCCTATTATAATCATAATTATCCCTGTGCTAAATAATAGCAGTGCCATCTTTGCCTCCTCAGCCATTTGTAACCTCCTCTACTTTGTAACCATTATCAATATACCATTGCACAGTGTCACGCTCTTCATTAGGATGGTTTGGATCATACAACCTGCCACATGGATCAGTTACTGCATTCCACCAGTAACCGCCTATGGCTTCCATGATATCTGGGAACCAAACTCTGTAATGTTTTGGAGTGTGAGATTGTAGGTAGGTTTCATGATAGTATAAATCACCATGCAGAAAATCTTTGCCACAATCTTTTTCTGCTGTTTCATAAGCATCCATTATCTGCTCCTTCTCCATTTCTTTGGCTTGTTTAAAATATTCATAACTTATTGATGAATCAACTACATCTAATTTCTCAAATAACCATTCTACTGCTGTTTGTTTCATCTTATTCTGATTTAAAGGTTTCGTTGTAGTATTGTTCAAAAATTGGCTTTTCAATTTCATTTTCTTTTCCTCTCCAAAATGAAGCACATTTATACATTTGCTCCTTCTCCATTGCTTTTGCTTGGTTCCATAGTTTATCATTTTCTATTCTAAATGGATTAGCTTTTAATTTTTCTTCTAACCACTCTACTGCTGTCTGTTTCATGCAATCTGTCTTTGTTGGTCAATATCTTTGAACAATTCTGTCTCAGTTCCTGCCTTGCCCATTGCTTTGAGGAAGTCAACCTCCACCTTTGCAGACTGGATGATTACACTTCCAATTTGTGCAATTGCCTCTGCTTTGTTTATCTCTAAATTAAGTTGCTCAGGAGTGAGCTCATCATTATCTAATCTCTCAAGAGATGCAAATAGGTGATCACGTAGATCATTAATTTTGTTTCGTGCCATTGATTTTCTTTTTTAGTTTACTTTTTAATTTAATTACTTCCTGGAGCTCTGCAGGAAATCTTTGTATTGTGTTCAGCTCCATGTTCCCGGATTGGTGGAACATCTCAAGGTTGTTAATATCCCAATTCATTGTGTTACCATCTTTGAATCTTACTACATGACCTGGAGGGATTGGTCCATTGTGTTGTTCCCATACTACTCGATGCATCAACCTCCAATCTTTATCTTTGATTTTTATGTAAGCATAAGTCCTCCCGGCTTTATCTGTTCTGAAATGGATGGTGCCAACAGGTTGTGTGTTGTGAGGCTTATCACCTTTTTTGAACATGGTATGCTTGACTCTATTATAAACATCTGAGCTCATTGGAACTCCTTTGTTATGAGGCTCATGTCCTTTTGGATATCTGAATGGCTTACCACCTTCAATTAGATTGTGCCTTCCAGATTTGTCAGACATCTTAAATTCTATTGACTTTTTAAGGCCCATTGAGAATGCTCTATTTGCTACTTGAGAATATGTTAATCCCAGGTCATTGGCAAGATCTTGAGTCCTTTCATTAGGAAATCTTTTTTTTATAATTTCATTGATTGTCATATCCTCTCTATTTTAATGATTAGTTTCTCCCAAAGGTTGCTCATCCTTCGAGCCTCCCATTCTGAGTCTGCTTTCACAGTCTTTTCTAATATCCTCCATGCTCCTCCCATGTAACCTCGATAACGTACCTTCCACATTTTTTATTGCTTTTAAATAATTACTATATCTTACCTCATCAAAGTTGGTCCACCAACTTAAAGATGCTAAATGTATTTTAGGCTCTCTCATGCTATCCTACTACTCCGATATACATTAACACAAAGGTGATAGCTAATAATGCAGCAGAGAACACTAAAACGTCTCTCACAGCCTTTTGATCTTCTGTCATGTTATTTAGTTTTAAGGTTTGATAAATAAAGTTCTAATCTTGCAAGAGCTCTTGATTGAATATTAAGTCTATGCTTATACTTAGGAAGTAACTCATAGAACATACCTCTACTCAAGTCTTTTAAAGTATCAGATGTAGTTCTGATTCGAGTCAACATTCCATCAATCATCCACTCTACATCCTCAACACGCTCAGTTAATAGTTCATAGTCAAGGTATTTGCCTTCACCTCTACACTCATCACAAGTGTCAGACTCGCTGTGAGATGGATGCTCATAAGAGCTGCTAATTGATACTGTGCCTGTGCCCCAACACTTGCCACATTCTTTGATAAATTCTTTTTTCATACTTGATTTGTTAATTATTATAGGACAAAGTTAATAAGTTTTTTCATATATGCAAATAATTAAGTAAAATAAATATTAATATTTTATTGTTAATAAGTGAATTATCAGGTCTTGGAGGGATAAAGAGGGATGTCGATTAGATAAACATACATCTAAAGTATGTCTAAAATTAGACATTATTTAGACATTATTTAGACATAAAAAAACCGTTGATTCGGGTTCAACGGTCAAAACCTTTATAGCTCACAAAACAAAGTTAGATGAGTATAGAACTTTTTTAACACTTACAATAAATGGTTAATAAGCTAATTAAACAAAGTTAAAAAAAATATGCAAGGGTAGATAGTAGAAAAGCAGTCATTAACTTTCACCTGTACACAATGCTATCTATTTTAAAGCTCACTGCCTCGCTCCCTTGCATAAAAAAACCTGCTAAGTGTGGGCGACCGGGGACTCCCCAATCCTTTAACCATAGCAGGTGTATTCTTTTTTTATAGTTCACCTATTCAGCTTGTGAGTAGAGGAACTTATTTGAATGATCCGGTAACTGTTCTTATGGTAAGTATCCAGATACTATTTTTTCTTAAACCTCTTGACTACAAACTTAGATGCAAGAGTAGCAACTGCTTTGAGAAATTTATTCTCAGATTCCACAGTTACCTTAGTTCCTGTCTCATCTTTTTTGATGTTGACATCTACTTTCTTACCATCATAGTCAAGCTCATGATTAGTGCCATCTTTGTGGTATTCTATCTCTGCCTTATTTGTTTGGATGATAACATCTGTTTTATCTCCTTCAATTTTGACCTGTACTTTTTTAGGTCTGCCTACTTTCTTTGCCATAATATATTATTTATTCCAACGTGCCTTAGTGTTCCTGTGGTCATAGTGGACCCATGTGCTATAGATACCAATTCCACCCTCTTCCATCTTACCTGCTGCAATCAGTTTCTCAATCACTGCTGCTACCTCTTTTGGAGTCATGCCTGCAATCTTAAAGTCAGCTGCCTCACCTGTGATATGCTTAGAGGATTTCACTCCACCTACCTTTGCATTATGCTCAGGTGATCTGTATCCACTTGTAATCTTAATTGGTTTCTTAACCTCATCTCTTAGGACTTGCAGATTATTAGCAAGAGCCTGGATGTTTCTCAATACAGTTTCATTCAAAGCAAAGTTGTGCTTGTTGAACTCCGATAAGTTAAAGTTAGTTGTTAGTTGCATTGGTTTCTATTGTTAGTTGTGATAGTGTTGCTGCTACTGTTCCTGCTGTTACTACATATCCTGCCACACTTATGACTGCTGCAGGTAGTGTGATTGGAGCTGCAAGGATAACTCCTGCTATTGCACCCACTGTAATGGCTGCTTGTTGTACTCTCTTCCAGAACTTTGGAGTGGGAGCATTCCATCTTTGTGATATACTCATCTTAAATTTATTTCTATTAGTTTCTTAACTGATTGAGTGAGCTCACTTATCTGCTCTGCCAGGTGCTTGATTTCTAACTGAGTCATTTTTTCAATAGCCTCATATTTGAAGCGTGCCTCATTATCAACAAGCTCAATCTTACCTTTCAGTCTGCCTTGAGTCTCAATCATATTCTTTTGTTCCTTCATGACATTTCTTAAATCACTATGTAAACCCTTCAAAAAATACCCTATCCCAGATATAAGTATTGTTATCACTGTAAATGCTACCTCATTAAATCCCATCACAAAATCAATATACTGTTATTATAACCATTCTCTCTAAATCCTCCACATGGACAGTCAAATCTACACACTTCCCCACAATTACATCCACAATGATCTATCATAGGTCTTAAGTCAGTATCTCTGTTAACTTCTGCTGTGAACTCAGGATATAAGTCCTTGTTAGCTATCAAGTATCTTGTTAGTCGAGTCTCAAAGAATGAAGCCTTTTGTGCATAGTGCTCCATCCCAAAGGCTACCTCTGATCGAGTCACTGAGCTTGAGAAATCTCCAAACTGAGTTTGCAATCCTTTGTTCTTAAGTTGGTATGTCAATCCAAACACAGCATCCTCTGCACTCCTCCAAGCTATGACAGGTTGAATATATGCAACAAGTGCCTCCTCAACATTAGTCAATGTCTGATTGTTGTACTTAGTGAGTAGATAGTTGTAGAATGTAGTACCTAATATAGGCATAACTCTGAGCTGTGCCTGTGTTGCTATGTATGGAGTAACATCTGTCACATCAACATTAGCTGTGATAGGTGTATTAGTCTTTAAGTATGTCTCTGTAATAAAGTAGTTCATGGTGCTGCAGGTGTTTCTGTTTGTATTACATCTCCACCCTCTATTGGAGGCAGTGAAGCAAGAGCTCTTATCTCATTAGGTGTCATTCTCTCAAGTACCTTAGTAGCTACCAATGGACTCAATGAGTTCAAAGCATCAGATGTCTTAGAGGTATCTCCTTCAAGTTCAATGATTGTCTCATTAATGATTTGGAAGTTGTTAATTGAGAACTTTCCAGGTATCTTAGCAATGGTCATTATCTCATTAACTATCTCCTCAACTTGCCTTCTCAATGGCATAACTACATTTTTCTCAAATACAACATAAGCCTGCTTGATATCACTGCCTGAGCCAAGTGCTCCTTGAGTACGAACTCCCATTAGTATAGGGTCTATTGTGTGAGCAAAGCATATCTGTTCTGTATTGAGAGATGAGGCCTCTTGAAACAGCTTATCATTGCTGTTAGTAGGTAGGCTTTCAATCTTAGGTAGTTGGTCCTGATTATTAGCAAAGAATGCAACAGCCTTCCCTGCATTAGCAGCTCCTTTCAACCTATCAATGGTCTGCTTAATCATGTGTTTCTCCTCCTCTGACTGTGGCCTCTTAGGGAACATCATAGCAAAGGATGGGAATATTGAGTTTTGAATGTTACTCTTAGCGAAGTAGCTAAGTTCACCTGATAAAAACGCAAAGTTCAAAGCAGATGTGTACTGTGGCAATGGATACCATTCCTGGCCTAATGTCATTAACTCATAGCAATATAACTGCTCAAGATCACTATTAGCAGGATGATACTTTTTAATCTCTCTCACATCAATTCGAGCTGTCCAATCATCGCAAAGGAAGTATGTTTCTTTGTCTCTTGAAACTCTAACTCTCTCAGGTGAGATGTTCTCAACCTTATATATCTCTCCCTTCTTATTATAACACAGCTTAAAGTACACTCTATGGTGAACTATCAACTGTTGAGCTATGGCTCTGATTGTTTTACCTAACTTGAGCTTTCTCTCAAAGGTATATAGCTTGAGCTTATCCTCTTGAGACATTTTCTCAGTCTCAATAGTGTATCCTCCACCTGTTGCTGAGTTAGTCTTAAAGTCAACTATTGCACCATGTAAAGGTGAGCTGTAATATAGTTGATTAAGTAACTCTGGATAGAGGTTATCCTGCCCAAATGGGATGTAACCTGCTATCTGATAGCGGCCATTAACATAAGGGAGTGATAGGTTAGCTCCACCTACCTTTTGAAATGGAGTAGAGAAGGACTGATATCCCTCTACTATCTCTGCTGTTTGTGGCTTACTGCCTATGAATCTGCTATACCATGCCATTAGTCATATATTGAATTAGTTTGTATCCCTGCCACTACCATGCGACCTTCCTCTATCATAGTCAATCCTGTAGGGTCATTTGTTGGAGTAGGACTCTCATAAACTTTATATCTGTACTGACCCTTAATAAAGTCAACATCAGTGGGGTCATCAATAGTGAATAGGTTATATCTTGAAGGCCATGAGGAACTATCAACTCCCTGCCAATAGATAGGGTTAGCTGTAGTGTCAAACTCATCCTCAAATTCAAATAAATAGTAAGGATTGGAGATGGTTGTCACCTCTGTAAGTGTCAACACAAAGGTGTTAACTGTATCCTTCTCAAGATATATCATACCTATATTGTATCTCAAAGAAATAATTATTAAAAAAGCCCCACCGAAGTGAGGCTCTTAGTTTATAATCTATGGCAAGATTAAATAAGACTTGCTACTACAGCTGCATCCATCTCATAAGCTAAAAACTCATTCTCAGCTACAAGTGTCACACTGTATTTAGAGCCATCTGCTCTTGTAGTTCCTGACCCTTCACCTGTTGCACTTACTTGCAAGTAAGGGAAGTACCAATATTTACCATTAGCATCCTGGATAATACCTGCTAAGTATTGTTGTCCAGCTCCTAATATCTTAATAGCTTTTGACTTATCTTGGTCTCTTCTATGGAACATCAAATTGATAGTTGCAGTTACATAGCTTGAGCCATTAATCAAATCAATAGCAGAGTCCTCAGTGTATGAGGATACGTTTCTTCTGAATTCTAACTCAATGAAGGTATCACCTCCACCAATTAAATTGAGAGCATCTATAGTCCAATCAAGTGGAGCAGTGCCAAGTGATAGAGTAGTCTCATCAACTTGGTCTTGTCTGTTCACATAGAACTTATAGATACCTCCTGAGTTATTGTCACAGCTTTTTAAAATTGTTTCTAAAGTTGCACAGCTCATTTTAGTTTTTTTTTTAATGTTTAAAAATAGGGGGTATTGCTACCCCCGTTATATATAAGGGAGAGATTAGTCGAAACAAACGTTATATAAAACAATCTCTGCAGGATTAACATAATGGAATCCTACTTTCATGTTAGCACGAGTTCTCAAATAAGGCTCAGCAACTGAATCAGATAAGTTAACAGCTTTCAATGCTTTGTCATCTCCTTCTGCATCAAATGCGTAGATAAGGTTATTTCTCAAAGTCAACAAGATAGTGTTATCTGGCATACCTTCACACACAACTACATTGATACCTAAGAATGTTAAACCTAATGGAGTAGTAACATAAGTCAAAGTGTTACCTTGTGCAGCAGCAAGCTCATAAGCATTAGCTACATTAGTAGATACATAAAATCTTAACTCAGTTTTTCTTCTGCTAATAGTTGAAGGAGCAAGAGCAAGTGTAGCACTCAATTGGTCAAGTACATTTGATGTATCGATAGGTCCTGCATACAATCCATTCACAGCCTCATCTCCACAAAGTCCTACTAAGTATCCATTACAAAGTGAT